CTGCTGCATTTGCTTCCAATTTACCATCCATCCGGAAGGAAGGAATAACAACTGCTTTAGATTCTACTGTCAAGTCTTTCCAGTTACCAGTGGTAAACTTAATGACATCATCCATTGGACACTCAATGCGTCCTACCATCATCTTGTCGCCATTTGTTGAACGGTTCTTAACACCTGCCAATGCAATTGCCAAGTACAGTGGTGAACTAGTATTATTGCTAGTAGCAAAGAAAACTTGAGCTCCAGTATCCATGGCAATCTTAAGATAAGCTTGATATTGTTTGGGGTTAACATTACATCGACTTACCACAACATCATGTCCATTAAGAAGATGCCACATTAGCTGGAACTGTGTCACTTTCGTGTCTCCCCAGCACATGTCTTGTTCTACCTGGACAACATCTAGCAAGTTTGTCACAGTTGACTTGCCAGTACCTTGGATGGCCTGCATAAACAGACACTTGGCACAACTAGTGGTTGGGATAACCTCTAGTTCGGGTGAACTGAGATATTCGACCGTATTAAACTCGCCAAAGTCATCGGGTGTCAAGGTAATGTCAATTGAATCTGTTTCTATCAGAAATTCTTGCCAATAGTTATTGAAACCATTAGACAAGACTCCTCTAGTCGCAACTACAGGTTGATGGTCCAACACAGATGCTGGATAACCCTTGGTAATTCCCATCCAAATGACAAACTGGAACAACTGTGCGGTGACTCGAATGGAAGCATCGGTGTTTAACCCATGATAGTCTGCTGTCTCTACAACGCGGGTCATCAATCCCGAGAAGAATTTAGTTGGATTTCCTTTCCACTTTTCTCGTGCCATACGCTTGAATATGTAGGATGCACTCTTGGATTTGCAAAGCATCTCCTCGTTAGTGACAATGTTTCGGATTACCAAAACGTCTCCTTCATCCTGAGAACAACGTGCTAACTGAAAAGCTAGATGGAACTTCTCAATAGAGTCACCTGGAGTATAAACTACTTTTGAAGAAACAGTTCGAAGTCCTACTTCATTCAACATCTGAATGGTTTCATGGTTATTTTCCGAAACACCGTCTCGGAACAAACCAATCCAAGCTACTGTATTGTCACCTGGTGTAAAATGGAGTCCATCTTCCAACTCGCCAAGAAGAGTCCAATTACCAGTAGTAAAATGGTCCATGAGTTTAAGTAGCGAGTCCTGGTGACACAGGATGTCCTGTCCCAAAGCCTGTAGAATATCGGATAGGTCCGTATCTTGTTCCAAGAAAGTAGAGAGCAGACTCAACTCTACTGTGCGGTGAATATTCTTGGAACCGAAAATGACATACACTATGTCATTGTGAAGGAAAAGCTTGCAGATAACAAACTTTCCATTTGCCTTGGATGTCTGAATAATAGCACATTGGTTCTCACTGGACCAAGTGGCAGCTCTCTTCATTGAGAAGAGAACTACTCCGCTATTATCATCATCGTCCCTAGAGTCCTTTCCACTAAACTTTCGGGGACCTGTCAAGTCTGTGACAAAGATACCAGTATCTGTGTCGAATATCAGGGTCATACCACGATATAGTAGACTTTGAAGGTCGGGGTTCTGCTGATAAACTTCATCATCTGCTTTACCCTTGGGTGGTTTTGGTGAAAACGTGTAGGTTGTCAAGTTGCCTTGAACTTGTTTTCGGGTTGAAATTACCTTGTTAAAATGATTTGTATCAGATGGAAGTTCAACACCGCATGAACGGTGATATGCTTCGAAAATCTGAATATCTGTCTTATTTTCACAGGTAAAAGAGGTACTGGTTATATGGTCCATTGGACCATTAAACTGCGATGTTATTACGTGACTAGGTATTTGATTATACGTCATCGAAGAAATAAAATAATATGGACCTATATACATATATATATTTCAATTTTTATTTTTTCGGGTATTGAAATGTTTATAAAATAACGTATTATCACAGTACTTCAGTACTAAGAAAGTACTTTGGTAAGAGTATTCCACTCTCATCTCCTGGAGTTAGGATAACATTGTTTGAAGATCTATAAAATTGAATACCATCTTCAATTGCTAATGTCATATTAATATAAATTTTCCTATTACATGTTGCTCTCTTTCCACTTTTAGCATCTTCCGAAACTGCAATGTGAATATGTTTTCTTGACATACGCGATAGACCATTTGTTAGAATGGAATCAATATATTTAGAATAAGTACCATGAAAACATCCTTCAATTGGAATAGTAATTAATTCTAACATCGAGTCATCATTTAGATGACCACTACTATGACCTTGATTAGCTCTAATATATAGATCATGTCCTTTGGTTATTAAACCAAAGCGACTTTTGTTATCATTGCTAACGATAATGTGTATATCTGCGTCATTTATATTTTTAAATAATGTACTGTCTGATTTTATAATTAATGAAACTTTAACGTATCCATTATTATCATGATCAAATTCATCTAATTGATGACGAAGTATATATGTCATTCTTTTACCTACTGTTCTTAATTGATTATTCATCAATATATTTAAATAATATATTAAAATTTATTTTTTCAAATTTTTTATAAACTATATTAATGATAAAAAAAGTATTAATTTCAAGTGTATTATTATTTGTTATTGATATATTATGGTTAAAATTTTATATGACTGGTAAATATGAAAATATGATATATACAATTCAAAATTCAAAGTTAAAGGTAGATCTGGTATCTGCAGGACTATCTTATTTTACGTTATGTTTTGCTCTTAATTATTTTGTTTTACCTTATGTAAAAACAAATGATTATGGTCTATTATCACATAGTTTTGTTTTTGGTCTAGTAACATATGCTGTTTATGACTTTACATGTGGTGCAATCTTCGAGAAATGGGATAAAAAATTAATGATTATAGATACAATATGGGGAGGAGTTTTGTATATGATTACAACCTATTTGACTAATTTAATCGTAAAGAATTAAAATAATCATAACGGTAAATAAGTATAATTAATTATTAAATATATAAAATTTTATTATCTGTTAATTTATAATATGTCTGACAGAAAAAAACTAAATCAAGCATTATTTCCATCTTTTAACCCAAATCAAAATGGATGGGATAATAAAGAATCAGAAACAATATCTGAAATTAAAAGTACATATGAAAAAGAAATAATTATGCAGGAATCCAAAACAAAAGAACTTGCAAAAGAACTTTTACCTCATCAAAAAAGTATTGAGGATATTGTCTATGATATAAGAATAGTGTTCTTTAAAGTTTTAGAAATATTATTAAATAAACAAAATCCAATATCATATATATTATCAGAAAGTAAAAATCAATTTTCATTTTGTTTAATAATTATTATAATAGGAATTTTAATGTTATTAATATCAAATCTTTTAAAATAAATTAACTATTTGATTTTAATAATATTAATATCAAATCTTTTAAAATAAATTAACTATTTGTTTTTTTAACTCACTTCCATTATTCTCAAAAGAATAAACTATATCTATAATCACTTTTTAGGATTATAGAAATAATTTTAATAAAGGTTGTAAAATAAATTAAATATGGTATTTTGATGGTCCACATTCTTTTCTACAAACTGGACATTTATAATTATACTCTTTTAACCATTTTATAACACAATCAGTATGAAACCCATGATTACATGAAAGATTTGAGTATTTTTCATCTTTCTTCATATCCATCATACAAATACTACATTTTTCAGACAAATCTTCTTTTAAAATTTCAGTGCTGATTTCTTCTAATGCATCATCATCCAAGGTAACCTTAACATCTTCCATATTATTAGAACTTTGTAAATTCATTGAACTTAATAAATTAGTAAAATTATTAATAAAAGTTTCAGGATTAGTACTTGTATTTAGATTTTCAAAGTGATGAAAGTTATTATCTGTATTTAAACTTGATTCATCATTATTATAAGACATTACTCCGGGCGAATTTATCAAGTTATTAAATAATTGATTAATTTCTTGAGTAGCAATATCTTCGTCCGAATCAATATATTCATCAGAATCATTGTCTACTTGGTTTATAATATCATCATCAGAATCATTATCTACTTGATTTAAAATATCATCATCTGAATCATTATCTACTTGGTTTAAAATATCATCATCATCATTATCTACTTGGTTTAAAATATCATCATCATCATTATCTACTTGGTTTAAGATATCAGCGTTATTCACAACTTCTGAATTAACAATTGAATCATTTTGATTATTAATATTTAATAAAAACGATGCGATATTATTTGAATCCAATAAAACTCTTGGTGTCGGTACAATATTAGAAATAAATTCCAAAGTAAAATCTATATTAAAACTCTTATAGAAATCTACTAATATATTAGTTATTGTATCATCGCAATTATTTTTACTCTTAAGATATAATTTTAATTCTTTTATAATAGATACTTCGTCCATCATACTATCTTGAAAATTTATTCTCAGAGCGAATAGTTCATCATTTAAAATTGACATTGTTATATTATTTAATTACGATTTTTTTCTTTATTCAATTTTTATAGGAAATATATAGAATAATACTTTGTAAATAATACTTGGTAAAGGTTAAGAATAATTGGCGATTGTCATTATCGAAAATATATTTATTTTATAGGTAAATTAAGAGGTATTTTGTGTGTTATATCGTCACCCTCAAAATACATAACAATTAGATAACTATTAAAATTTTTAAAATAACTTTCTATTTCGTTTATAATTTTTTCTGTGATAAAATTTTTAACAATATATGGAGGATATTTCCAACTAATATCAGTTGTATCATCTTTTAATTCATCAGTATAATATATTTTGATTGAATATTTATTTTTTATTGCAAAATTAATATCAGATTTAAATTTATCAACTTGTAAACTAAATGAATTCATTATATTAAATAAGAAAATAATTAATAACATTCTATAGTATTAACGAATCTATTAAATCGTGTTATAAATTCAGGATGTTTTTTATAAAAATATACATTTGAGTTATCTATTTTTGTATTTATAAATTCATCCAAGTATTTATCAGTTGTATTAATTGATTTTACTTTTTTAGTATTATTTATAAATATATTAGAATAATCTATTCCTGGCGAATCACTATCAGTATCAGAATCAGATTCAGATTCATCTGAACTTTGTTTAGTACCATTAATAGATGTATCAGAATCTGATTCTGATTCGATAAATTCTATATCATTCTCATTCTTTAATTTATTAGTATATGATTCACAAGTGTCTGATTCATCAGTATCACTTTCATTAATATTTTTATAATAAATATTGATGGATTCAGATAATTTTTTAATAGTATCTTCGTGGTATCTGTCAGATTCAATCGAATTAACTATATGATCAAGATATGTCTGAAAAGTTTTTATATTAACCAAGTAATCTTGTATTTGTTGGGACATTATTATAAGGATATATATTAAAGCTTTAAATTTATCATTTTTTTTTATATTTAGAAAAGAAACAATAAGTATAGATAATATGACTTCTGAATACGAAAAATTATTATCATTAGTTAGTAAAATAAATAAATGCCAAGGTGAGAAATGTTTAATATGCCATTTTCCAGATAAAGATGAAAATCTTATTAAATTAAAATGTCACCATTATTTTCATTTTCATTGTATATCTTCAAATAACAAATTAAAAGAAAATATTAAATGTCCATATTGTGATAGAATTTCAAAAATAATTAAAAACATTGATCATTGTAAATATACATTACAAAAAGGTCCTAATAAAGGGAAAGAATGTGGACGAAATAATTGTAAATACCATATAACGAATCCTATTATAAATAAATTAAAAATAAATAAACTGAAATCTGACAAGCAATCTGACAAGCAATCTGACAAGCAATCTGACAAGCAATCTGACAAGCAATCTGACAAGCAATCTGACAAGCAATCTGACAAGCAATCTGACAAGCAATGTAAATCAATAATTAAATATGGTCCGAAGAAAGGCGACCAATGTTGTAGAATAGATTGCGGGTATCATAAATCTAAAAATATAATTGTTTGAAAGCAATTAACATTTAGTTTTTCGATTGCTTTGTAAAATAAAAGAATTATACTAAAAAATATTACAATTTAATCAACAAAATCGCAGTTTCCATCGCTATCATTACTATCAGTTAGTTTAATATCATTTAAGAATAATATCTTGCTCTTAACTATATTATTTCCATCGGGTCCCTTATTTATTTCAAATTTAGTATTATATCTATAAAATCTTTTTCTTTTATCAACAATCTTCTTTAAGAATTCAACTTCATTAAGATGAGTACGATAATACTGTACTTTTTTCCAAGTTTCTTTAATAACAGAATATATATTATTAATAAACCATTCTTCTTCTTTCTTTATTTCAACGTTGTGACATTTAGGCAATTTCCAATAAATTATCTTATCAAAAAAATAATTATCTGCTAATTTAGGATTCTCTATTTTCCAATTTGAAATGGTGTTTACACACCAGTAATCATATTCTTCCATTGTTAAATCTAATCTAGGAGGATATAAAAATTTTGCTTTAAATTCATGACAATCATTACTGTTAGTAGGGTCTAAATCATATTTATGAGGTAATAATTGTATAATACAACCTCTTGTAATTAATGGATTAATATCTGATTCTTTACCAGTATCTCCTTCTGCAAACTTGCATTTAAATTTTGTATCTTGTAAATATTCATCTCTTGTTTCATATTCTATTAATTGACATTGCCAAAAATCACATTTATCTAAATCACAACAAAGTAATTGTTGTTGAATCTGACAATAATAATAGAAAGGACAAATAGTACCACGAATCTTTCCTTTAGTATAAATAGGCCTTGTTACCGGACATTTAATCTCTAACATTGTTCCTAACCGATCTGAAAATTTACCATCCAAAGTAGATTTTGAACAAATACCATCAGGTGAAGCTGCTAACATTGGATATTTATCACTGGGTAAACATCCAAATTCTGTAACTTTATTATTATAGATATGTTCATATATCATTGTTGCAACTTGTTCATGTTTCTTACCATGATGACAATGTATATTATCATGAAATGGAAAGTCGGGGTCACATTTTTTGACAATAAAATTTTCAAAAGGTTCATATGGATTAAGATCAACAGCAGTTGCTGTGTCCGACGCTGTAACTCTAAGATGTCTAAATTCGTACCATGCTTTAGTTCTTTGTTCGGGTTGTGGTGTATGAAATAACTCTTGAAAGTGAGCTTCTAACTTTTTGTATTTACTTGGAACTTTTATTATTTTTGTATCAACTTCATCTATTGTAAATTTTTTATCTAGGTCTCTAAAACATTTTTGACCATTAGAGAAATTAAGTTCTTTATTATAGATAAATTTAGGTGAAAATAATCTAGTAAAGATATTTTCTATATCTGTGAATGTTATTTCTGGATATTTATTTTTAATAGGAGTCATTAAACTCATAATATAACTATTAATTGCATTTTTTTCAAATAGTTGATCCTCAGATAAATTTTTATCTTTCATTAGAATATCAACTTCTTTTTGAACATCTAAGATTACATCAGATAATCTACCAAAACTCATAATTTTATAGTAAATATATAATTATAATAATATTTAAATCAATTTTTTTTAAAAATTTGGAAGATACGCGCATAATATTTTAATTAAAAAAAAATGTCCAAAAACATCTTAAACACATTTCAATTTATAAATATATAAGGTATGTTAACCTTCCATTACATCATGTGTGATGTACCAAATAAAGATAAATATCATATAAAAAAACTTATTTTTATAGAAAATAAGTTAAATAATACAGATGATATGATCTTAAGTTTGGTACAGTTTAATAAACTAAAAAATAGTATATCAGATAAAGAGTACACTTTAATAAATGACTCTACTATTAACATTGATTCGTTCTTAAAAAATATTAACCTAATAAAACCGGTATATTAACAGAATAATGAAAGAGGTATAAGAAAAAGTTATCTTATATATTAATGAATATCGCGAGTTTATCCAATAACCTAGAAATTAAATATTATAAAAATGTAATTAACCATTGTAAAAAGTCAAATATTAAATGTAATAAATTTGAAAATAAGTTAAATGATATTAAAAATTCAAAATTAACTATATCAGAGAGTGAAAATACAGAATCTGAAAAACAAAATAAAAAACAAAATGAAGATAAAAACGAGAACCAAACCGAAGATGAACCTCGAGATGAGAATAATACATCAGAATTGAAAGAGGTAGTGTATTCTGATGATTATTTATATAAAAGAAAATGGACTAAACTGTCGAATGTCCATAAAATAATAAAAGTAAAAGAGTTTGTTTCTAAATTATTGATTGATGATATGAAGGATAAGGATATTTTAAGAGATGAATTAGTTGATTTAATTAAAAATAGATATTTAACAAAAAAAGACACAGTTAAATATGATGAAACTAAAGGGAATGTAATAGCAATTCCCATATTAACATTCAAAAATGGAAAATACAGTATTAAAAAGTAAATAAATTCAAACAAGAATAAAAAATATTGAATTTATTTTGTTTATATTAATGATTTCATAATAATTAATGGAACATTTATCAAATACAAACATTGTAATACATCATTATCCGTGTCCTGACGGTGAACTTTCGGCATCTATCTTTCAATCTAAATATAAAGATAGTATTTTTATTCCTTGGATGCATGAATATAAGGAGCAAACTATAGATATCATTATGAATTGTATTCAAAAACAAGAAAATAAACCAACAGTTTATTTTCTAGATTATTGTCCTGATTTTATAGTAGCGTTAAAATTTTCACATCTAGTTAAAAATGTAAAAGTTATAGATCATCACAAATCACCTTGTGATAAATTCAATGACGAACTATATGCATATTTAGAACAAAATTCAAATTTATCAAATATTAAATTAACTTTTAATAATGAAAAATCAGGTTGTCAATTAACTTGGGAATATTGTTATCCAAATAAAGAATACCCTTTGAGTGTTAAACATATTGGAAATCGAGATATTTGGGTATGGGATGATATTAATACTGAACCTTTTACATCTGCGTATCCATTATATTATGAATTAAAGAGTGAATTAACTCCAGAGGAAAGACTTGTAATTTATAATAAAATTCTAGCATGTGATGAAAATACATTTAATAATATAGTTAAGAAAGGGAAAACCCTAATTGAAAAGATGAAAAAGGAATGTTTAGATTTATTACCAACAGTTAAACCTTTAGTAGATTTTGATATAGATGGCAAACACTTGTTGGTAATTGAAATACCGATGACTAAATATCATTTGACGAAATATATACAGGAATTAGTCGAAAGTCAATATCCAGAACATCAAGTCTTGCGACTAGTATACAAAAAGGAACTACAAACTGTGTATTCCTTACGAAGTCTTCATAGTGAAATCCGGGTTGATTTGTTAGCTCAAAAATATGGTGGAAATGGCCATACTCAAGCAAGTGGTTACAGCATTAGTTTATAATTAATTTCATAAATAATATTATATAAATCATTATATTAATTATGCAAAGTATTTCAGATAAAATTAATATTTTATATAAACAGTTATTTTTATTAAAGACTCACCCTTTTTATAAAGATTTTGAAATTGTAGATGAGATTAATAATAAATTTATAAAATACAAAGAAAAAATGTCTAAAGAAAAAATAAATTATACGTCAAATATTGCTATTCCTAAAGAAATAAATTCAAAATTTAAAAAAGAGAATGAAAAATTTGATATGAACATTTTAAAACAATTATCTATAGAAATTGATAAACCAAATACTATTGATAATATAATAGAAATAGTTAATAAATTATATAACATGGATATACCTTCTAATGTTCCAGATTTAAACAAACTTGTTTCTTCTATGAAATCTTCTAATAAAATTAATATTGCTATAATTGGAGCTGGTCCAGTAGGTTTATTTTTAGCGTGTTATTTATTCAGATATTATAATTTTTCTTATGGATTAAACAATAGTCCAAAAGTTAATATTATTGTATTTGATAACAGGTTATCAAAAGAAGGATTTAAAAAACCATACACTCGAAATAGAGTATTTGCTTTTGATTCTTCTTTTTTTTCATTTATAATTCCTAATATATATAGTTGGGATAATTCTAATAATGGACTTTTGATATTTATTTATGTTTTGGAATATGTTCTATTCACACTGGCTTACTATACATTTAATATTCCATTTATATTTAAAGATTATAGTTGGGATGAGTATAAACAAGTTTGTAAAGATGCTAACATACAAATAGTGTTTGATTGCACTGGTGGAAGGTTAAACCCGCCAATTTTTAAGAAAGTTGATTCAGATTGGTTAGATATATTTAATAAAAATAAAACAAAGTATCCGAATCTAAACATTAGTCCAACAAATAATATTGTTACTTTGGATACAAATAAAGATAATTTTATTAAAAATTACTATTATGGAAATCTAAATATATATAATAATAAAAGTAATGAATTTATTAAAAAATTAGATATAACCATAACCAATTATCATGATTTAAAATTATTTATAAATATAAAAGATAAATTATTTACTAAAGAATCAATTCTAAAAATTATAAGCATGATAAAAGACGACATTGAACGGAATTTCATCTATAATACTATTTTAAAATATACTAATTTTAATTATAAGGTTGATATTTTTCATACTAACATGAAACATGCGATTGAGATTTCAAGAGTAGTTAATCATCAAAATCATAATTTTTTATACATTGCATCGGGTGATACTATTTATCATAGTCATTTTATAACTGGTTCTGGATTAAACAGAACCATTACAATTGCGGCTAAATGTGCTAATTTTACAACAAATATAAGTTTAATATAGTAATAATTAATATAAATATTATTATATGAAAAAAATAAATTGGACTACAATAGACAAACAAATGAAGAATTTAAAGTTTCCATTAACCTTTATTTATAATATTTTAAGAAGTCAAAATAAGATAGAAGATTATCATTTAAGTTTGATTATACGTTATTTTTTAAAAAATCATACTAAACTAACATTAGAATGTCCTCTATTCGTCATGTTTAATATTCTAGATGATAGCTTTGTTATTACTAAAAATGTAGTAAATGAATATTATTCTAGTATTTTAAAAAAATATATTTTTATTGGAACAATTTTGAAATTTAAAAATTCATATACAAATAATAAATTTTGGGAAAGTGATATTAATGAACAAAGATTATTATTGGAAAACTTACATATGGTGTTTAAAGCACATTTTGACTCGAGTTTATCTGGTCTTAATGGTGTTATAAAATTACTTTCACAATTAAAATGTAGAAATAATTCAGTTCCACTTACTCATATTAAATGGCGATTATCAGACAGTATTAAATTATTAGGAATCGACTTTCTGAAAAACAATAATATTCTATTAATATCCGAAAAAGATTTCGATAAACTAGAGGTGAGTAATAAAGTAAAATATATTCTATACTATTATACAAAAGTTGATAAATGTTTTAAATTATTGATTAACGTTTATGACCTCTTAATTATTTATGATATAAAAATTAAACAGATATTATCACCTAAACCAATTTATATAAATTTTACTACAATTTATTCTGATAATGATACCGAAGATATGAATATGTTATTAAATTAATAAAATACAAGTGTACCTTTGCCTTTTTCAAACTTTAATAAATTATAACTTCTATTTATAAATATTAATTCTATTTCTTGGGAGTTCTTATTAATATCAGTATTAAAATACTCATCTAGAAACTGTTTATCGAGTGAAATTTCTACACTTTTCCCTTTAACAACTGAAAAATTACAACTACCACTTGGTTGGTCTTCTTCTGGATAAAGTGAAAAACTTTGATAGTAGTATGATAATCCACATGTTGTATTATTTAATTTATTATGTTTTGTAGTGTATAGATAATAATTTTTGTCATTCGTTTGAAAATCTATTAGTTTAATATCATGTATCATCATTTTAAAATTATTTATAATTTTTTTGTTTAATAGTGATGTATTTAAAATATTTGGGTCTTTCTGACTAAATTTAGTGATACCATTTTTTAGTAATAAAGGTCTAATAAACCATAATATATCTTTAGTTGGTTTTAATATATCTATATCTGTTGTAAAAAATGGATTATTGTTAATATTTGTTGTAATTTGGTTAGGTAAATTAATAACATATTCTAACTTATTTTTAGCAAATTTATCTCTTTCAAGTTCATCTAAATAAATGTATTCAGAGAAAAATGTAAGTTTTGGTTTGGAAATTTTACTAACTAAAAGAGTTTCATTCATAAAATGAGGACTTTTATTATAATTTAAATTCTTACATACCTTTATTAAACTCGAGTTAGTTTCAAATTCAGAATTAACTCTAAAACTAATCCAATCTTGAAGAGTCATAGTATCATCATTATTACTACTATATTTAGTAAAAAGTAAGTCAAAATCACTAGTTGTTAGATTTGGATACTTAATTTTAAGAATTTCCTTTTTTAATTTTTTGAAGTAATACACATATATTCTTTCACGATCAAGATATTCTATTTTATCTATATCCTCATATGATAAATTATTATTTGATTCCCATAATGACATAGGATGTGTACTATTAAGGGTCACATGTTCAGTATATGGAAGTTCAAGAATTAGTAATTTATGATACTCATCATTAAAATCATAGAAATACATTATTTTATTTAGGTCATTAATAGTCACATTAAGATTAACTTCACTATGTTTCATACATACCAATGGTAATGAATTTGTACAACTTCTATTAAACCAAAAAATTAATGGTATATATAAATCAGAATTCTTCTTATCTGCATTTAAATTATTAACATTGTCAATATTACCAATTAATTCATTATAATTTTGTAATTCATTATCTTTTATGTTATGATTTTGATATATGTTAAAATAGTCACTTGTGTAACTCTCAATAACTTGACCATCTATTTCTACATTAAAATTAGAAAAATAATGATGACCTAAATTTTTAATCCAACTATATTCTATTTTACCAATGCTTATCTCGTCATACTTTTTTTTATAATAATTCATATTACTTTGATAATATACTAATTGCTTAATAATATTATTATATAAAGTTGTAATATTTTTTAAAAATGTCTCGTATGTAATCGTATTTGTGATATCATTGTCTTCACTACCAAATTTTCTATTTAAATTAGTAATATAACTAATTATATCTATTTTATCAATAATATCTTCATCTATTTGAAAAACAACCGTTTGTAATATATTATTATACGAATTTTTTAATGTTAATGTTTCATTATTAATGTTTTGATAAGTTATATCAGTTGATTTCAATAATCTTTGTACTTTCTGGTAAAATATTATTTGTATTTCAGAAAATTTGACCAAAGAATCATATTCTTTCTTCCACATGTTTTTTTTATCTTCCATTCTTTTTAATTTATTATTTTTCATTTGTATATATTCTGTATCAGTAATATATGAATCATCTAATTTTAATACAGGTAATTCTACTTTAAAAAAAGATCTATAAATTAAATCACCAAACTTTGGTATATTTAGAAAAAACATTTCTCCGTAATTAACTTGTTGATCTATGCTTATTTCATTAGTTTGAATTGAGAAGTTTGTATGTCTTCTATAAATTTTTTTGAAGAATGTTATTTCAGGCTTATTTGTTAAATAAAAATCTTGAATACCTGAACTCGCTATTTGAAGTAATCCTCCTGGCATATTACTATTAAAATAGTATTTAAATTTTAAATATGATTTTATTTAAAATTTATACTAATAAATCTTATTGTTCAACTCCCGCTAGTGGCCCAGTTAAAAAATGATAAAATGGTATAGATATAGCTAAACTAAAAACTGTTGGTAAAGTTGATAGATCAATTCCATAATCTGGTAAAAAATCTGATACTAAAATTGCAATTATTGTTTTGGTTGTATCAGTTAATGTTAACATAGTTGATGAAAATTCATTATTTAAAGTAGATTTATCTTCAGGTGATTTCTTAGATTTTCTTTTAAATACCAAGTTATAAAGAACAAATCCGGCTAAAACTAATCCTATATTCTTGAAACTATTTAGAGTAATTTCTCTTGAATTAATATTTGCTAATATTATTTCTTTAGATACTAACATAGTTCCAAAATATAATATATCACTTACAATGCCTTTATATGCATCGGTATCTAATTTTAATTTATTAATAATGTTATCTCTAATTTTATAAGTAAATAAATCATGAATTATAAAACCAGTCATAGTAGCTAAAACGGCTTGTAACCAGTCATGATCAAACATATCAAAGTTAATTTTAAGTAAATATCTTTTAATTAATTGATTCAATATAAATACAGTAACTGTTTTTGTTATACTTGCTTTAATCATTTGATAAGAGTTATAAGTTATCATATATATTTATTTAGAAAATTTACATACGTGAAAATTTCTAAATATTTATTCAAAAGATTTTGATAGTTGACTTTTAGGTAGATTTTTACATGGTATTATTTTTGGTTTAAGATAATATCCGGTTATATGATCAAAATTACTAGAATAACAAGTAGTTAAGCACCTTTTTCCGTACCAATAATGTAATAATTCTATATAATTTATTGGACCCCATACGTAAATTTTCCCAAATTTAAATCTAACTCTTTTTTCTAACCAACTAAATGGAAAACCATACCAACTTGTCCACCATTTTTCATTAATTTGTGTACATGTATTTGATTTTGGACCACATCTTTTAGTTTTACCATTCATATTATCTATCGGGAAGAGATCTATGAATGGATATTTCTTATCATTAAAATAAATTTTTAATAATTTCCAATCTTTTTCAACTACTAACCCATATTTTAAAAATTCACTTTTTAAATTTAATATTTTATCTATATCTTTTCTTAAAATATGAATATCTGCGTCATCATCCCATTCAATCATTTTCCAATGCCTAACTGCTCCTAATAATGTTCCATATGCAATGGTATAATAAATACCATTTTCATTAAAAATTTTATCGATAATTTTTAATCCATAATTAATGTTATTACGTAATTTATAATTATCATAAGGACCGTTGTTAATATTCTTTTTTATATCCATATTCTTTTTTATATCCATATTCTTTTTTATATCCATATTCTTTTTTATATCCATATTCTTTTTTATATCCATATTCTTTTTTATATCCATATTCTTTTTTATATCCATATTCTTTTTTATATCCATATTCTTTTTTATATTATTATTGTGGTTAGACATACAATATAATGATAGAATTAATAATATGAAATATATCAAATAATTCACACTTGTGTGATTCATATTATTAACATCTATATATTTTTTAAACTCTTCTTTTTTAAACTCTTCTTTTTTAATTCTATTTTATAGATTTATTTTTAAATACTTTTAAATTTAACACATATATTGGAACAATGTATTGTTAATCCTAATCATTTATAATCCCTATCATTTATTTTTTCATTTCTTTATTAATAATATCATTAATTTTTTCTTCATTCGCAGCTTTATATTTATAGTTTTGATAATATTTTCTTGTTTTTACAAGTTGATTATTTATATCTTTCAAATTAGTAAAACTCCATAAATAATTATAATTCCAAAATTCTTCACCATTATCTAGTAAATCAGTAAAATACTTTTTATTATTAACTATATCTTTGATTAGTCGACCATTTCTTCTACTAAATAAAGTATCCTTGTCGACATCCAAATAAATTTTATTATTAGTAGGAATATCAATATGATAATCATCAAACATAAAAAAATGACCTACTAATAAATATTTTTGCTCTTGTTTATGTAATTTTTCAAATTTATTTATTATATAATTGGTATAATTTTGTTCATATGTTTTCTCTAAATTAATCTGCGTTTTTGTTTTCTTTCCTGTTGGTTTAAAATTTGAAAGTTTTTCCATTATTTTGATATTTTCTAATACTGGTTTCTCAATAAATTTATCTTTTAATTGATCTGTATCAATCACTTTTAAATTAGGATATTTAGATTTAATCTGTTTACCAATATATGTTTTCCCTGATCCAGGGGCTCCTCCGATATGCATAATAACAACCATTTATATAACTTATCATATATAATTTTTTCAGAAAGTAAAATAATTATTTTTAAAGTTATTTTTATTTAACGCATTAAATAAAATTTTTATATTAAAAATTTTTATTAAAAAAATATATATTAATTGGTTTAAAAGTTAGAACTAATCTTATATTATTATATATGAAACTATTTGATTATAAATTTTTAATTTTATTGGCGTTAACATTAGTAGTTTATTTTATATTTAGAGAGGTATTGGATTTAAGAAATAAAATTGATACACTACAAACTAATATTGATAATAATAAACTATTTGAAAATAAACAATCTAATGAAAATAATATAGATATTGCTAATCCGCAACCTACTGCTGTAATTCCATTTCAGATACCTTTACCAGCCAAGGTCAAGACCGAAGTACCTAAATTAGTACATAATAAATTATCAACAGTAGATGAATCACAATATGTTAGTGAAACAGAATCGGTGTCTAATTCAGATAATCAAGAAAGATTAGCTATATATTCAAATGATAATCATGAAGATATAGCTGAAGATTTTAGTTTAGATGAAACTTCAGAGATGAATACAGAAGATATCCTTAATAATATATCAGATAAAGAATCTAATATTAATTCAGAAGAACATATGGTTTCCAAAAAAAAAACTTTATTGGTCGAAATTGAAAGAAATGACATGAATGAAGATTTTGAAGGAAGTGACATGAATAGCATGAATGACATAAATGAGATAAACGCCAATATTAGTGAAAGTAAACATACAATTGCTACATTAATGAGACTAAAATTGAATGAATTACAATGTTTAGCAGAAGAACACCGTATTGATATCTCAAATTCAGAGAAAGGTAGGAAAAAAACCAAAACAGAAATATCAAATGATTTATTACAGTATTTTCAATCTGCATAAATTATTTAAAAATTTAAAAATTATTGTTTAAAAATTTTGCAAATCAATGTAGACATTTTAGGTTAAATAATTTTTAAATTTCTAACACTATATATATAATATGGATAATCGCTTTTATAAACATGGATGTCCTCCATTAATGTCTGATGGAAGATTCTTAACAAGTTACGTTGATAGTGACGTTATGAATCAATATATTAGACACGTAAATAAAATAAAAAGTGCCAATGATTTTAGAATATTTTTACAAAAAAATGGTGACACAATTATCAATAGAGAAAGAGCTTACTTAATTAAAAAGAACACTTGTAATGTTAATGGTGTATGCTTTAAAGCTGGATGCGCAGCAAAAGAGTGCAGAGGAAGTTGTCCATGTAACAATGACCCATTTTGCGACAATCATTAAATCACAAAAGTGCTATTTAGGTAGAAATTATTTCTATCTTGATTAAAACTCGAAGTTCAATCGCCAATGTACTATTTATAACGACACTCAAACTATTAGTTGTAATCGAAGGGGTATATGTTATATAAACTTCAGTAACATTTTCATTAATATTTCTTTTGGATAAAACTATTGTATTTATAACGGGTGTAGTCATACTCGTGTTATATGTACCATCAATTCTTAAATGCAAATGTTTGTCGTTAGATAACCCAGTAATTATTATATGTCCATTAATTAAATAGTCAAATGGATTATATGAACCATTTAGTATATAATTACTAATATTTTCCAGAGTAAAAGTAGTAGTATTAGCACTTGATAGTAATATTTGATTTTGTACAAAAGTTCTTACACTTGGGGTTATATTTGGAATAATATTATTAGTGTTATTATTTTCAATAATTAATGATGGATAATTTTGAATATTAGCACCTTTAATATCTAAACTACCAACCATACTAATACCATCATAACTGTCTATTTTTATTATTGGTGTTGAAGTATTTATATGACATATACTAAAAGTAGTTTGTGAACTTTCAGCACCAAATATAATATTTACATCATTAGAAGTATTTTTGTCAAAATATAGATCTCTATAACAATGATTTGAAATATTACCTACCTTAAAATATGGCGTCGTAGATGTTGTAGTAGTATCAAAACTAATACTACTAGAATTATAGATATAGCTATTAGCTAATGATAATTTTATATTCTTGGTAAAATCTACAAGGTCCTCTTGTAACTGAAATGTCATATATGTGCTTTCTGTATTATTATTATTAGTTAGAACTATACTAAAATCCTTACCTAAACCAGATATTATATTTCCACCATGTAAAGTTATGTTATTCACCTCAATATTTGTATAATAGGGACTTTGTGAACTACTTGTATTGTTTAATGAATTAATAAAATCTTGTTCTGAATTTGAAAACCCAGTATTTGAATCTTTATTCACATCAAAATTATAATCATCAGATATATAGGTAAATCTTACGCTAGTTTTACCATCACTAAACCTTTTCTTAGAAGAAGATTGAAATGAGTAGGTTGTATCATTTATAAAAGTACCTAATGGTAATGTTATAATCCCAACCTTATCAGGACTTATACCACCACCAGAAAATTGATCATTTTTTGGAAAATAAAAACCATTAATAAAATTATCTATACTACTCGATGAATTTCCGATACTAATACAATTATCTTTAAATTTAATCTGATCAACATCTATATAGGCATTTGTACCTGTAAACCTAATAGAACCTTCAACATCAAGAGAATAATCAGAATTAATAGACGATGTTCCAATTAAAAGATTTTTCTCAATTCTAGCATCACTTACTATTCTAATTATTGAATCAGTAGATGTTATACTAGCAGTAGTTAGGTTCTCAATAGAAGTTGACTCTCCTGTAATATTCTCTAAAACAGCTGTTGTCTCTAAATTAACTTCACCAGTTGCTAAACTTTCATTTAATACTTGTGTAATTAAATCTGTAGGAATAGAGGTAACAACTATTTCACTACCTAACCCAGATATTGACCTAACACTTGAAGTATTTACTAAAGGTGGTGGTCCATATTTATAAAAGTTATTCATTAATATAATTAAACTCTTAGATTTTAAATATATATCGAAAAAAAAATTTAAATTTATATTATCTAATAATAAATATATGTCAAAAACATTTTTTAGTAGAGAATTTACAAATCATAGAAATATATCTAGCATAAATCCAGCTAAAATAGAAGCAGTATTTTCTGTGATAGGAAATATGAACACTGACGAATTAAGGAATGTAACTACCAAGTATCAAGTTCCATTAAGTGTAACAGATAAGGATGGAAATAATTTAATACATAAAGTAGTAGAAAATTTATCCGAACAATATAATCAACATAATAAACTTAATATGATTAAATTTCTAGTAAATAATAATGTAAACCCCGATGCACCCAATAAAGATAATATTACTCCTTTACATCTAGCTTGTTTAAACCAATATTCTGATATTATAAGTTATTTACTTTCACCAGAAATTAAAGCAAATCCAAATTATCAAGATAATATTGGTAATTCACCTTTTCATTATTATTTAAATGGATTACTCAAGATATACAAACCACAATATGTTAATGATTTTATTATTTCTAATAAAACTAAGAAAGAATCCAAGGAAGAAGATAATTATAAAGATATTCAAAAAACTATTTGGGATAAAATTAAGAATGAGCCAGGTATTAAAGCCATTGAAAATACAATCCCTATTACATTTTTATTAAATTTGGACCTTAAAGATGAATATGATAAATTCACCAAGAAGATTGGTTCTGGTACCCAAAATTATAAAGATGGTGATTGGAAAAGTTACAAAGAAGAATTAACAATATTATATGGCGCAATTGAAGCAAAAATGAGACACGAAGATTATTGGAATAATTTTAAGTTTGATGACTATCCTTCACCTGATTTTAAAGTAAAAGATGAATGTCAGGGAAAAATTAGTGAAAGTATTGATAATATCCTAGAAAATATTCATGACTCAGAAAGTTCTACAATAGATAGAGAAAATATATTTAATGATTATTATAAAATTAGACAAGAAACTATTAAACAAGTATATACAATTGATAGTTCGGCCAATTATTTTAAGAATATAAATAAACCAGAGTTGGAAATATTAGATAAAAGTATTAGTAGTATCGACGGAAATTATCTTTCTGATTATAACTCAATTAAAACTAGCCTAGCAGGCTGGAATAATTTTGTAGATCCAAGTAATAATAATAATACATGGTTTTATACCAATCATGTATTAAATCAACAATTTCAAGCTGATTGTTGTCTTGATGGCGCTGATAATTATATTGATTTAGAACAAAAAATTTTTATTGGTGGTGCTAGAACTATTTTATTTAATAAAAAACCTGACGATTTTTTGGAAAATGTATCTGAATTATTTAAGAATAATAAGGAACAGTTACTTGTGAGTAAATCTTATAAACTTACGGATGATCTTAAGGATATGTCATATGAACACAAACTAATTCATAAATATTTATATACAGATGATTTTTCCGTGGATTTCCAGTTTGATAAAGAATTAAATGTATTAAATAACATTGAACCTATTTATAAAGATAATTTAAAAAGAAATAGAAAAAAACAAACCAAGTTCATTACAGATTTTCATGTAACTTATAATTTTATTATGAATAGATATTGTAAGGAACATAGATTACAGGTAGATATTGGAATTCAAAGTTTATTATATTTAGCAGGATATATTAATCATTCAACCCTTGGAGATAGAAGATTATCATTAACACATGCAATAAAGCCGCTATTTATAAAGGATTTATCTGATATAGCAAATAAATTTAGTAGTAATGATGAAAAAACAGCTGTATTATTATCTTTATGGTTATATTTCTTGTTATCCGACAAATTATTTAATAACTTATATGATGATTTACAAACTATTAAGAAATTACCTACACCTTTTCAAAATATATTTAAAGATGGTACTGATGCTGGTACAGTTGCTGAATATTGTTATTTACTATATACAAAAGGTACAATTGACAAGCCTTTAAATGACAAAATGACAGCAATAACCGGTGGAAAAATGTATATTAATAAGACAGAATGGTTAGTTTATGCTATATCTAAAATTTATGGAAAAAATAAACAATCACCTATATTGAATCATGTAGTGGATACTATTTTTATAATAAGGTGTATAGAAGGAGCGAAGGATGATGAAATATATAAATATATTCAAAACATTGATATTACTCCTAATGCGTATAAAAATGAGATTAATTGGCAAGAGGTTATATGTACAAATGTTAAATTTGTTCCTGGTACTACTTACACTAAGATTTATGATAAAATTGTTCCTAGTAAAAGATTTATTGCTATGAAATTAATAGAATTAGAGAATAGTACTATAAAAAATAAAGAATATCATATTAATTATTATTGTAAAAAATTTACTGAATCTTATTTATTAGGGTTAAATTTTATAGACTGTTTTCCTATTCAAGAAACAGATATTCCAGAAATGGAACTTATAGATGTTAATGGTACTAAGAAATTATCTTATCATAATAATAAAGGTGTTAGACCATTCTTGGGATTTATTAAAATAAAAAAGAAAGATGATTTTAAAGACTTTTGTCAAAACAGGCCATTTGATGTAGAAGATGGTACAAGTTATCCAGAGCTTTATGTATCACTTTATACAAATGATTTGAGACCATCCTCTAAAAATGGATTATTATATGTTTTTAATAAATTAAATCTGACTTTAGCTAAACAATTTAATGAAATTATTAATATAAGTGATTTCCCTACAAGATTAGCCAAGTACCGGGATAGAATACTAATTGATGGTCGTACAAGTTTAGGTTCCTTAGTTCCAATAATATATCCTGCCTTATTAGCAAACTATGATTTAAGTAGTAAAGCATTAAATTTATTAAAAAATTGTGTTCCAGATAAGGATGCTATCTCTTATAATTATAAAGACGTAAATAAAATAAACTATGATATGATAACTTCTTTTGTTGATGGAATTAACAATATTAATTCCTACTATTTTATCAACTATTATCTTAATACTACAGATAGATACGTATCTATACCCTCTTTCTTTTATTATAAAATACCCACAAAAGAGAGTCAAGAAAAATCATATATTTTTGATTCAAGTGGAGACACGTTATTTTTAGATGATACGTATAATTCACCACCATTACAGGGTACTGTTGAACAAATTGAATCAAATGGCAATTCAACCCCTGCAGACTTGTCCGATACCGGCTTAATTTCAAAAGTACCTTATTATCGAGAAAGTGACCAGACAATAGAACATAATAGTAATTATATCACATCAATCTTGGATGGTATTAAATTCATAAATCCTACTACTGTTAAAAAATATATGAAATTAAGTAAAGAGGCGCCTTTACCTCCTTCATTGAAAGGTAAATATAGTGAATTTTATCGAATAATGTTAAAAAAGATAATGACTGAATATCGTAATAAGGATTTTGATTCTGATTATGTCACAATTTCAACATTTAAGAATAGTTTATTTAAAAATATAGAAGATTTAGATAAAGAGAATGTCTTAAACGATGTAGCTTTTAAATTAATATCTGATATTACCAAAAGATATTTTAACTGGTTTATTAGAAAGGGTGCTTCTAATATATTAACCCGACAATATAAGAATATTAAGATTAATAAAGATGATATCAAATTTATATTTGAAGCAGGACAATTTGACGTAGGGTTAACAGATTTAACTAAAAATTTATTTAAATTGCCAAATATTTCGGATAGTATAACCACTAATTTTTATAGAATAAATGAAATATTACCTAAACCATCCGGATTTTTATTATATTCTAATGATTATACGGGAACAAGAATTGATAAGACTTTTAATGAATTTAAAATCGATAATGATATTTTATTAACTATGATAATTGGCAGTGCTAGACCATATTTAAAAAATTACGAAAATTCAACTCCTATAGTATCTGTTTTAAGAAATTATTATCATCCAGTTTTCGATAATCTATCAAAAAAATCTATTTCTTATGATTATTATTCTTGGTTAAATACTAGTAATATTGAAGAGTCACCTAATATGTATATTTTTAATGAATTAAAGAATCATTCTAATAAACTTCTTAATAATTGCGAGGACTATTCTTGTATTTTGAATAACTTTTCATTTAATCAACATAATAACATCAAGTTAATGATTACAAGTAATTCTAAATTTGGTAATAATATTCTAAGAAATATGGAATTTTCGTATTCTATGATTGGTTATATCACAAATCAATATCTATTTAGACAAATTTTTAACACTACTGATAATTTTATAAATAATGATGTAAATGATTTAATTAAGAATAATGAAATTAAAGACTTTAGTAATAATGCTTATCCTATTTCAAATAAGATATATCTAAGTAAAATAAATAAGTCTAATTACCGTCACTTTTTAGAAGAAGCGCGTGATATTATGGTTGCTGAAAAGAAGGATATATTTAATAAAATTAAAAAACAAAAGAATAATAGAACGTTATTAAAAGATTTTAAGATATATGACAAAAGATTAGTTAGTATAAATGAAGACTATAATAGAATGAGAAAAATTACAAGAAAAATTAAGAATATTGAAAAATTAATGAAAGGTAATACGAATAATATGGTATCTACTGAATTTCAATATGATATTATCAAGTTTTATGATAACTTGATTGAAAAAAATAATAATAATAGAGGATCATATATTGAACTTTGGAAAAAATATCTTTCTGATGTAAAATTTGATGATAAAAAGGAGTTCAATTTATTATTAATTAGATTAACTAAAGAAATATATGATAAAATTAAAGATAACAAAGAACCAAATCATTCTCATCTTGAAATAATTAGTAAAAATATTAAAATATTTGAACATATTGAAGGATTATGCGACAATTACTTTAAAACTCAAAGATATTTAGAAAATAACGATATTTTGATATTCATTAAAAGAGTGTTAATACATATGACTCAAAATATTATTTGTTTTGGGTTTGAAGTATCATTGAAGAAGATTTTGGTTGAATATTTTGCTAATAAATTTCAAGAGAAAAACACTAGTACTATTATAAATATTGTTACATCAATGTTTCAACCTACTCTTAGAGCAGATAGGAAGGATTTAATTGAAGATTTATACGGAATAGAAAATAATAATTATGAAGGAAGTGTTGCTGAACAATTGGTTACTAATTCTAATTCTATTTTCTTTAATAAGTCTGATGAATTAGGTTCAACTATAATTACAACTAAACAGATTTTAACAGATTATACCAATATGTTAAAAGTAGCTACAACTGTTGATATTTCAAATGATATATTTGTAAATAGTAGTATTAATGCTTTAATAGACTATTATGATACAATTACAACTAATACTATTAATAATTGGCAAGTAACAATAGAAAACTATTTTAAATTTTATATTAATCAATATAGAATATTAAAAACTTTAAAGAGTATCAATAATTAAATATCAATCTCTTTTTTTAATTGATTTCTTTTAATAGAATCAATAAATTCTTTTATGAAACTAACATCATTAGAAAATTTACCGGTTCCTTTTGGTTTTGAAACAAGTTCAAATATTCTTATAGTAAAACTGAAATCTGTATTTTCAAAATCAATAATTTCCCCTTTAGAGTCAGTAATCTTCACATTAATATCACTAATCGTAGGTATAGGTACCTCAAACTCGATTGGACTATTAACAAAACTATTATAAATTACATCTCCTTGTGTTCCAGTTAATAACACTTTAGCAAAACAACTTTCTATTCCATTGTTTAATATAACTGATTCCATGTTATTAAGATATATTAACCAATAATTAGTTTTACCAAATAACTGTAATACTGTTTTACTATCAGATGAGTTACCAACAGTATCTAAATTATTTGGATACGCATATTCATCAATATTAGTAATAACTGGACTAAAATTAGTAATAGATTGATTATTACCAACATTTTTAAATCCTAATATTTCTCCTAATGTATCTGATTTATTAAATAGAAATCTTATTTTTGCCGCTGTTTTAATTTTAATACTTGATCCTCCTTTCATATTTGAAGAGCCTGTTATTGTATTAAATGGTACTAAAATAATAGAATAAGTTTGATCTGTTTTATTAATATCAAAAATTTTATGAGTTGTATTAATTGAAGATTTAGGTATTTGTCCAATTGCTTCTGAATTAGATATAGTAATCATATCTTCCTTTTGAACAAAATTATTTCGATGTTTAATATCTAATTTAAAATATTCCTTACCGTCAATAGTAATGTTTGTTTCAGTAATTGAATTGGGAAGTATTGTTTCAGAGAAAGCGTTAAATTCTATTTTATTAGTAAACGTATTTAATTTAATTTCAAATTTATTAAAAATTTGACTTTCTGGAGTTGAATTAATTCTTTCAACTTTATTCATTAATGTTGACATACTTTCAATTAGATTTGATGCATTATAATTACCAGAAGGAATTGATATTTCATAAATTTTATCACCATCATCTAAATGCTGCCAATATAATTTATTATTTCTTCCTTTTTCAACAACATGATCTGTAAAAGGGAATTCAGAACTAACCATATCTATTCTAACTACATTTGTAAAATTATTTCGGAGGTTAATAGTAAATTCACCAGCATTTGGATATCCCGATATCGTTCTAATAATTTTAAATATAGATACATTTGAACCACCTCCTTGTCCTATCAAATATGATTTTGATTTAACATCAATCCAGAAATAATCATTTTCAACACTTGTTATTTCTTGATACCCCTGTCTTCGATCATGATTAATAGGATAATCCGAATTAATATAATATAAAGGAATACCATTTATTGACATAAATTTAATATTATAAGTATGGGGTATTCGATATAGTTTATTGTTTGATGATGTAAAACTAAAATCTAATTTAACAAATAAATAAGTATCATGAATATTTTCAGGAGGAACTCCCTCTTCGCCGAATAATGTTTGTAGTGTTTGAAAAATAGTTGATGATTCGACTAAAGTATCAACTCTGTAAGATTCTATTAAATCAGTATACGTAAGAATAGTTTTTGGACCTATTAACATATTAATAGGGATCATTTCATAAAATTGTGTAATAGGATTACTATTACTATTAATTTCAGATATTAAGTTAATATCCATTTTGATTTCATTAATATAATCTTTATAATTTATTGGTATATTATGGTTTGGTACTTTTATTATCAAATGATCTAATCCATTTAATAAAAAAAGAGAATTAGAAAGAGTAAGATTTAAACTCTCAACATTAGTAATTGTTACCAAGTCGCCAACTGACATTCCATGATTCGGAAATGTAACCTTAATTTGATTACTACCTTTTCTTGTCTCAATTGGATTTGGAGGTAAATAAATATTATTTGATTCATAAATATTCTTAGGCTGTTTATTCCTATATTCTGAATCAATATTAAGTAGAGAGATCTTAACATTGTCTTCTCTTAAATTATTTCTAATATCTTCATCATTTTTTAACATTTTACCTAATTTATCTTTAATATTATCTAAATCTTGAATATTATAATTTGATATTTCCATTATTAAGAATATCAAATTATATTTAAATTGATTTTTGTTAAATTATTCATTATCACTTATAAATACATAATAAGTTAAAAATAGAATAAATAAAACCATACCATATCCACCACCAACTAACTTCCATCTTCTTCTTATCCAAGATTTGAATGAAGTCTCAATTGCTAATGCTAAAATTTTTTCTTTAATATTAGAATTCATTAAATTAAATTTTAAGTGACGATAGTACATATTTCTAACTTCCTCAGAAGTATATTTTTTTACTGTTACAAAGGTAGAGCTTAATTTAGAAATAGATTCTTTAAAACTATTTGAATCAACATGTTCTTTGATTATTTTATTTATAGAATCTTTATCTTTAATATCCAAGTTCTTAGTTATATGATTTACAATTGTATCAATATTTTTTTTTATACTATTCTTAATAGTCGAGGGTTCTAAATCATTTGAATATTTATATTTATATTTACTATTCTTATTTTCTATAACAACAACTTTAATTTCTTTTAAATATTCATTAACAATCTTTTTAGATATAGTTTCAAATATATCTTCTAAAATTTCATTATTACTCATATATTTTAAATTAGAAAATAATTATAACCTTTATTTTTAAACTTTACACATTATTATATAATTATTGATTGCGATCAACACATATTTCGATATAACGAAACACGTATGATTTTTTTTCTAAATTTATTTATTCTAAATTTTTTTTATCAAATCCATATACTTGTTTACTTTCACGTACTTCATCAACAAGCCCTGCACTTAGACATTTAGTTGCATCCCACCACAAATCATGTTTTAAAATTTCATTCAAATCATCCTTATTAATTTTAGTTTTTTTCTTATAGATCGTTTTAATTCTTTTCATTAATTCTTTTAAATTACACATTTCATCTTCCATATCATCCATTTTACCCCACGAACTTGATGATAATTGATGAATTAACATATAACTATTAGGATAAATTATTCTATAATCACACATAACTGATATCATTGTTGCTGCAGAAGCTGCGGCACCTTCTATAATAGAAACTACTGGAACTTTTAAATTTAGAATAGTATCAATTGTGGAAAAGGCGGCAAAAACACTTCCACCAAAAGAGTTAATATGTAAATAAATGTATTTATCTTTATTTAATAAATTTTTACCATTGTCGATAATGCTTTGCGCAATTCTTTTTAATTCTATATTTAATTTTAAAGATGTTTTTGTTGAAACACCACAGTAAAAATATATATGATTTTTATATGTTTCTATAGATGTAGAATCATTTCCTCCAGCTTCATAATCTCTTTTAGGTTTCTTATTTTCAGATTCACCACTTTTTTCGTTATTATCTTTGTCTAATAATACATCATATGTTCTCTTAGAAAAACACGGGTCCATATATATTACATTATAAAACATTATTTAAATAATTTATTCCAGGTAATGATTTCCCTTCTAAGAATTCTAAACACGCCCCTCCTCCTGTCGATATATGATTACCTCTATTCAAAAATATAGTAATTTCTTCAGGTGTTATAAACTTGTTTAATGCAGAAACAGAATCTCCACCTCCTATTACTATCTTATTATCTTTCATATCAACTAATGTTTTAGCTATAGATTCAGTTCCATAACTAAATTGTTGTTTTTCAAATACACCCATAGGTCCATTCCATATAATAATACTATCTTTTGATATAGAATTAATAGTTTTATTAAATAAACAGATACTTTCAGGTCCGATATCTAACCCCATATAATTTTCTGGAATATTTTGATTAGTTGTAAAAATCTTTTGAGAATTAATATTTTCAGATATTATCCAGTCTATTGGTAGTATTAAATTTAATTTGTTAGATACTTTATATTTTTGAACTAAATTATATATTTTTTTAGTATATTCAACAGAATTTTCGTCATATAACGTTTTTCCTATATTTAAATTATTTATATTTTTTAAAAAAGAAAAAGCCATTGCACCACCAATAATTATATTATCTAATGTTGGAATAAGATTTTCAATTAGTTGAACCTTATCCTGTATTTTTCCGCCTCCTATAATTAGTGTTTTTTTAATTTTTCTTGATAATATCGGTGATAGATTACTAATCTCTTTCATTAATAATTTTCCTGCGAGTCTATTTTCGGAATTAACTCCTACTATACTAGTATGATTTCTATGACTGCAGCCAAAGGCATCATTAATATATATATCTGTATATTTACTCAAATATTGACTCAAATTATTATTTATTAAAAAATGTTCTTCTTCATTCAAGAATCTTATATTTTCTAACATTACAATTCCAGAAAACTTAGACAGGTCTGTTAATGGATAGTATTGAGTTAAAAAACTTATTTTTTTATTTAATTTCAACGATAAATAATTTTTTATTGGAAATAAAGATAAACTATTATTATGTTTACCTTTAGGTCGACCAAGATGTGAGATTAAAATTATTAATCTAGGATTTTTATCAATTACTTGTTTAATTGTTGGAATAGATTCATTAATTCTAGTATGATCAGTAATATAATAGGAATCTTCAGATTTCTCTAAAGGAACATTAAAATCAACACGAATTAACACAACTTTATTAATAAAATTAATATCATGTTTTTGAAAGTTACAAATCTCCATTAATTTAGTTTACATTTAAAATTTTATATAATTTAATATTAATGGAAGATAATAATAGATATATGGGAAAATGTATACCAGCTAAATTATTACCAGTAGATGAAAACGGATTACCATGTTGCCGTTGGTGTAACAAGGGAGTAAAACCACCAAGAAGAACTATGTGTTCACCAGAGTGTGTTCATGAATTACAATTAAGAACAAGTGGTCGATATTTACGTGATTGTGTTTATAAAAGAGATAAGGGTATTTGTTATATGTGTAAAATAGATACTAAGAAAACTGCTAAAGAAGCATTACAACTAAATACAAATGAAAAAGAAACATTTTTAAAAACATATAGTATATCATTGAAAAGAAAAATATGGATAAAAAAACACGGGGGTGGGTTATGGGATGCAGACCATATTATAGCAGTTAAAGATGGTGGTGGTAGTTGTGGATTAGAAAATATTAGAACTTTATGTATTAAATGTCACAAGGTTGTAACGAAAGATTCATATCAAAAAGATTAAATATATAAATTAATAATATGCAAAACCTTATGCAAATAAAACAATTTAATACTATAAATTTGTTAAAATCGTATAAAGATTTCCTAAATAATAAAAATAATAATTTTGAGTTAATAATTTTAACAACCGCAATTAATAGACCCCACCTTCATACTATTTCATTTAATAATTATAAAGAATTTATGCCAAAGAATATTAATATATTATGGATTATTAATATTGATTATGTTAAATTTAATGATAGTAATGTAGAAACTGAATTATCAACAACTAAAGATAATATACTAAATATATTTAGTGATTTTAAAAATATTACTTTTGATTTTATTTTAAATGAAAAAGGTAATTTTAACAAAGCAGTTCGTAATATTACAAATGCTGCTAGTTTAAATATTACTAAAAATTGTAAAGCTATATTATATTTGGAAGATGACTGGTACTCCATACAAAAATTTAGTATAGCGGAACTAGTGAAAAGTAATATTGATATTATTAAGCTTTATAATGATAATGACCCTAGAAAAAAGTTATCTTTTCAACCTTCACTTATAAAACCATATGTTTGGTATTATATGTTTTATCAAAAATTAAAAAAAGAATTAGATGATAATAAAGATCCAGAGAAAATATGTCAAATAGCAGATGAAATTAATAAGTTTAATTGGAAATATAAATTAATAAATAACTTTAAAGACATTGGTCGAGAAGAAGAATTTAATGATGATAATACAATCAGAGGATGGTATCAAAAAATAAACGTAGATTCTCAAAATATATCATTAAGTTACATTTATATTGATATATTATTAAAATCAATATTATATTTATTAAGTTATAAGAGTAATTTTAGTAAAAATAATTTGGAAAGAGAAATAAATAATTATTTAGAAAATATGTTTATGAAACAAATCATTAATAAAATATTAAATAAATATAAAGCAAATGATGATATGTATTTTAACTATTATTCAAAATGTTTAAATATTAATGATAAAGAAAATGCTGATTTAAAATATGTTTATCATAATATTGATAAGTTAACTATATTATAATGATATTATATAATAGTTAACTATATTATAATGATATTATACTAGCAGAATAATCTAGGTTAACATTATAATTAGTATTAAATAATCTATTTATTATATGTAACATACCTTCATTATATGATTCGACACCATGGTCATCATTAGTATTATGATAAATAACTAAGTTATCTGTTTTATTTTTAAACTTGTTCAAAGTGTTTGATAGGTCATTACTATCAAAGAAATCTTTTCCGCCCGTAATTAATCCCAAATTAACAGCTTCAATTTTATTTTGGATTACACATCCTGCATTTAGACATATAGATGGTCCTCTCCAGAACTTCCAAAGTCTTGATAAGGTAACTTGACCACCTCTAGAACCAGTGACTACTAAACTGGGACCATTAGAATCTCTTATCATATTTTTAAATTTTTTAATTATCATATTATCTACAAGTGTTGCAAGATTTTTTTCTTGGGTATTGATATTATCATCCATCCAATTTGTATTACCTTTGTCCCAACCTTTAGGATATTTATCATATTCGGGTAAAAATATACTCTCTACATTTTCTTTACCAAATAAGTTCTCTAATAATTGTAAGTTACCATTAAATCCATGCATAATAACGTACACTTTAATTTGTTTAGGTTTATATTCTTTCCATTCTTTATTTGAATTTGATATCCACATTATTAATTAATTATATAATTTAATTATATAATTAATCAATTTTTTATACAACTTATTTAATATCCAAGGTTATAGATACTGGTGCATGGTCACTTCCTATAACTTCTGTTAATATTTCTGATTTTTTGACCCATTTTATTACTTTTTCCGAAAGTAAAAAGTAATCAATTCTCCATCCTTTATTTTTAGATCTAAGATTAAATCTATAACCCCAGTAACTGTATATTTGTTCTTCCGGATTAAGATACCGAAAAGTATCTATCATTTTTGTATCTTTCAAAAATTTGGTAAAACTATCTCTCTCTTCTTGGGTAAACCCTGCACTTTTTAGATTACCCTTTGGATTATGTATATCAATTTCATGATGAGCTACATTTAAATCACCAGTTACAATAGTTGGTTTAGTTTTGTTTAAATTTATGACGAACTTTCGGAATTCTATGTCCCAAGTATTAACACGATAATCTAATCTTTTTAATGCTTCTCCTGAATTTGGAGTATATACATGAAGTAAATAATATTCTTTAAATTCTAAGGTAATAACACGACCCTCCTGATCAATTGAACTTGATCCTAACCCATAAGTAACATTAAGTGGTTTTTTTTTGGAAAAAATGGCTGTACCACTATATCCGTTCTTAACTAAACATGGACTCCAGTACCTATATTTGTAACCTTTAATCTCTTCTTTTAATTTATCTTCTATATCTATGAATGGACAACTTATTTTAGTCTCTCCAAAACAAATAATATTTGGTTTCTCTTTTTCTATTAGTTTATATAATTCATTCTTCTTCATAATGGCCCTAATTCCATTAACATTCCAGGAAATTATTTTTAATTTCATTAAATTAAATAAGATAAGAATCTTTAAGTAAATTATCATTAATAATTCACAAATACATGATCTATCCAATCATATACGGGTTAAAAATATACTTTATCTTCTCTAATAAAGGAATTTTATAGAGATAATAGAGTACACTATATTATATTTTATTTTTTAATATTTGTTGGTATAACTCTATGTGCCGCTTTGCTAACAGCTACATTTTCTTCATATTGTTTACATAAAAATCTAAAGAGGCCTTGATACTCTCGCTCTAAATTACGTTCAGATACAAGGACGCGAGTCTTTTTATTCAGATATATACTTGGTAATTGTGTACATATATCTTGATACTCTTTAGTACTTCGAGAAGCTTCATTATATATACGTTCTTTCCATTCATCGAAATCTACGTGTTGCTTTATTTTAACTATTGATACATTTACTATAAAACGTAACATTATTTCCATACTTGCGAAACTTTCAATAAACTGGTCTTTCTTTAAATTTATTACTTCACATATTGATTTAATTAGTTTACCCCCTGAAATTCCACCTCCTACTGTAGAACCTCTTGCTCCTGCAGTTACTATAGCTATACGTTTATCAATAATAGTATTTATTAATCTTGAAGCATCTAATTCATCATATTCTCGACCACAAGATCTACATGTATCCACAAATACACCAATAGACAATAAGGAAGGACTATTAATTGCTGAAATAATTTCTGATAAATTAATTCTACCATCTTCTGTAGCAAAATTAACTATACCCATCGCATTTCCACCATGACCGGATAAACATATCATAATAGTTCTATATTCATACTCTTTATTAATTATTTGAAGATAAGATAAAAGTTGATCTTTGGTACAATTACTTATGAAAATAGCATTTAGGTCTGGGTTTATTTGATATCTATTAAACTGTTCCGAGAATACTTTATTATACTCTCGTGTTATTCCTAGAGTGTTTAAAACATTTTGTCTATCTACTCTAACACCAGGTAGTTCTTTTATTCCAGAGTATGTGTTAGATATAAAAATAAATAAATTTTTTACCTTTTTTAGAGGCACATCAACTTTAGCAGGTGCTATAACTTTAGCAGGTGCTATAACTTTAGCAGGTGCTATAACTTTAGGAACCAATACTGCTATAGGTTTCGGGATATCCTTGTGTACTTTCATAGCTAAAAATTTTGCTTTATACTTTAGATACTTGGCTTGATAAATACTATCCATATAATAAACTGAGAATATAACTGGTTAAATTTTAAAATATTAATTCTAAAGTAAATGAAATGATAAAGATTAACTTGTGGAAAAATATAAATCATACAGACGAAGAAAAATTAATTAAATTACTAAAAAAATCATTTAATGTAAATAGAAATGAGGAATTAAATTTAGTTAAAAATAAAACATATATAGTATCAATTATTATTAATGGTATATTATTAGGAACTATCTCATTAATCTCTAACGATGATTTAATTAAATATTTAAAAACAAATACAAAAAATGTAGAATCTATAATGGGCACTTACAGTTTTAAAGCATCACCTGGTATATATATTTATAACTTATCGGTTAATGAAAAATTTAGAAATAATGGATTAGCACAAAAACTCGTTAATATAGCAATTTATATAGCTAAACTAAAAAAATTTAATTATTGTCATACTCATTGTGAAAATGAAACTTCTCAATACATTTTTAAAAAGAAAATGTTTAATGTTGAGAATAATTTCAATAATAAGAAAAATCAAAATGTTAAACT